AGATTGATTATCTAAAACTAATGAACTAATGTATATCCATCCTACCGCTATAATCTACCCTAATGTGATTATCGAACCCGATGTTTATATTGGTCCTTATTGTGTTATTGGTGCGCCTCCAGAATGGAAAGGGTACGAAGATTGCGAGGGGTTAGTAACAATAATGTCAGGCACAAGGTTAACGGGTTTTGTTACCGTGGATAGTGGCACGCAAAGAAGAACGATTATCGGCAAGGGTTGTTACCTAATGAAGCACGTTTACGTTGCGCACGATGCTATCTTAGCCGAGAATGTTACATTGAGTGCTGGTGCTAAAGTCGGTGGGTTAGCAATAATCGAAAAGAATTGCAACTTAGGTATGAATGCGGTGTTACATCAAAAGGTAAGGATACCCGAAGGGTGTATGATTGGCGCATCGGCATTCGTAGGAAAGAAATCAATACTTAGACCTTACTATAAATATGCAGGAGTACCTGTAAAAGAAATCGGAAGCAATGCTCGTTAATGTAATCTTGTTAAACTACGAAAGAAAAGAACATACCCAAAGGGTTAAGAATGTAAACTTCTCTAATGCAGGGTTTCATTTTGACTTTGTTGAGGTTGAGATGAAAGGCATAGCAAGAGCCATCAACTACGGAATAAGTAGGAGTTATCAATACGATGCGGTTGTAGTAATGGCAAACGATATTTTGATGCCCGATGATTGGTTAGCCAGAATGGTAGAGGCTGCTTATGCTATTCCTAATACGGGAACTTGTGGGATACATTGCGTAGAGGGTTTGCCAGATAGAAGCTATGTAAACGATATCCCAATACATATTAGCAATATGGTATTTGGCAATGTGTTGATACCGATGAAAGCTATTGAAACAATAGGAAAGTTTAACGAGGTGTACGACCCGTATGGAATGCAGGATAGCGACTATTGCTTTAGATTAACACAAACAGGACACTTGAATTATTATTTAGGTGGTATGAGGTCGGAGCATATAGGACACGATGTAGGGCAAGACACCCCTTATAGAAGAATGAAAGATGAAGGGTTAAGCAAGTGCGATAAACTATGGGCGCAAGAAACTGCAAAATATCAATCAACCAAAAATTACAAAATATGAAAGCGCAAAAAATTTCCATTGGTAAAATCAAGTTGAACCCAAGCAATCCGAGAATAATCAAGGATGATAAGTTTCAAAAACTTGTTAAGAGTATACAAGATTTTCCCGAGATGAAAGAAGTGCGACCAATTGTTGTGAACGAAGATATGGTAATCTTGGGTGGTAATATGCGTTTCCGAGCAATGCAGGAAGCAGGGGTAAAAGAAGTTCCTGTTGTTGTTGTAGATTGGAACGAAGAAAAACAAAAAGAGTTTACGATAAAAGATAATTTAAGTTTTGGCGAATGGGATTGGGATAGCTTAGCAAACGATTGGGATAATGAGTTGTTGAACGAATGGGGCTTAAATGTTCCTACGTTCGAACCCGTAACAAAAGAATTAGATTATTCTGTTTTAGATGAAGTTGATATTGAAGAACAATTATCTTCAATGGCTGGTTCAGTTCGTAAGGCGATACAAATAGAATTCGAACCCGAACATTATGAAGAAGCGCAAGAACTTGTAAAGTTTTGGCGAGAACAAAAGTTATACATAGGTGCTTTTCTAATTGAAAAATTGAAAGAAGAAAAGAACAAACTATGAAATTGAAACAAGGAAATATAAAAGGAATTAAATTTTATTACCGAGAGGGAACTTCTGATATAAAAACATTTGAAGAAGTTATCGGAAATGACGTTTATCAAAAAAGAGGAAATAAAATTCAAGAGGGTGAGGTGTGGTATGATTTAGGTGGAAACGTAGGTGCGTTTACCTTGTTAGCAAAAAAGAATAATGCAGAAGTAGTCGTTTATGAACCAGACCCATTCAATTGCGAAATGCTCGAAAAGAACTTGAAATTAAATAATTTTCAAGCAGAAATAAGAAACAAAGCAATAGTAGAAAATGATAAAGAAGAAATGATTTTGTTTATAGGGAATAATAATCAGGTATGGCGCAATTCTTTGTATAAAAATTGGAACGGGAAAGGTATCAAAATCAAATGCGAAAACTTTGATAAGAATATACCAAGCGGTGTAAATATCAAAATGGATATCGAGGGTGCTGAAATGCCGATACTTGAAACAACTAATTTGATATTCAATAAGTTAGTATTCGAATGGAGTTTCGATATAGATAATTCACTTCAAAGGTTTTGGAATATCATAGATAAATTAAAACAAAACTATGATGTTAAATTTCAAGAGGGTTCAACTTGTTACAATGACCGCAGAGAATACTATTGGCAAAAATCTTGGTTTCCTGCTTGTACTAACGTATTCTGCTATAAAAAATAAATTATGAAAACAATAGATTTAATCCAGCAACAACACAACGTACAAATAGGCGATATATGCGGTCATATAGAACCTAACATTACTGAAGATACAATCTTCATGCATGAGGGCGAACCTGTTGGATTTTACATAAAACAAATTCAAGGCAAATTGCGGCAGTATATTGAAATAGCGAACGCAGAACTATTATCAGACAGAGTTCCAAAAAGTGTAATGGATAGGAAAAGACCTTTGGGAGAAGATGATAATGGCAAAAGGCAATATTTAGTTGTATCCCAATATAGCACTATCATTGGCTCTTGCCCTCCTAAACCACATATGCGCAGACCTTATCCAAGTATGTCGAGTGTGCATCAAGTTAAATCAGCACAAACATTTATCAAAGCAATGTTGCTGGCTTGTAAAGAAGCCGAAGATGTTGTTAGAGAGATAACACCAAATATCTTTGAAAGACAAAAAAACATTATTGAAACAAACATACCAGCAAAATGGCGATTTGGAAGATTATTTACAAGTTCTATCTCAAACTTCAATATACCCGCACCCTTTCATCGCGACGCAGGAAACTTAGAAGGTTGTGTAAATGTAATAATTGCAAAAAAGGAAAATGCAACGGGAGGTAATACTACCGTACCCGATTACGCAGCAACAATGGATAGCAGCGACAATTCAATGCTAGTCTATCCCGCTTGGCGAAACGTTCACGGGGTTACTCCTATCGTACCAACAAAAGAAGGTGGATATAGGAATAGCCTTGTATTCTATCCTTTGAAAGCATTCAAAGGGCTTGAATAAATTAGAAGGAAATTAGAGAAATGGCAAACGAACACAATTTAATACCAGCAAAGAAAGGCGAGGTAAGAAACCCGAATGGCAGACCTAAAAAGTATGTAACGTTACTTAGGGAGCAAGGCTACAAACTCAGCGAGATTAACGACACTATCCAAGTAATGCTGCAAATGGATTTAGATGAACTTAAAAAGGTTTGGGATAATCCTAAAGCGACAATCTTGGAAAAAACAATCGCCAATGCAATGAGAAAGAGTTTAGAGAAAGGTAGCTTATATTCTGTAGAAACTTTATTAACAAGGGTTTACGGCAAGCCGAAAGAAACTCAACAAGTGCAAAGCGATAGCCGTATTGAAGTCGTGTTTGTTAATGGCAAAACAATTCTATGAGGATTGAACTGCCTACTCCACATATCAACCAACAATTAATCCTTGATAGTTCAGCAAGGTTTCGTGTGGTTATGGCTGGGCGCAGGTTTGGCAAGTCGGAACTTTCTCAAATTGAAATAATCGTTAATGCCTTACAAGGCAAGCAGGTTTTCTACGTTACCCCTACCTATAATCTGGCTCGCGTATTCTTCGACCAATTAAGCAAAGCCGTACCTTTTGAAGCTAACAAGTCGGAACTATCAATCAAGTTCCCAAATGGCGGTGCAGTATATTTCTTTACAGGCGAACGCTTAGATAACCTACGAGGTCGCAAATTTCACTTCGGGGTTATTGATGAAGCCTCGTTTATCCCTGACCTTGAAAACGGATGGCTTAATTCTATCCGACCTACCTTAACCGACTACAAAGGGCGAGCCTTATTTATTTCAACCCCTAAAGGCAAGAACTTCTTTTATTCCCTATTCCTAAAAGGTGGCGAGCAAGATTGGCAATCCTTCAAGTTTACGACCTACGACAACCCACACATAGACAAGACCGAGATTGATGATGCAAGGCTTCAGCTACCAGAAGTCGTATTCGAACAGGAATATATGGCTAATCCTGCCGAAAATGCCTCTAATCCGTTCGGGAGTGCCTATATCAAGCAATGTACGTTTGAGGTCAGCCACGAGCCTCCTATTGCGTTTGGT